ATCGTATTTTTTCTCGTTTATTTTGTAATTTTATTATTCCTGACAGACCAATTCCTATTAGAGCAAAAAAATCAGATGAAAAGGAAGAAAAAGAAGGACAAGAAGATAGTCAAATGATCTCTATATTAAAAGAAAGTAAGAAGATTGAATCGAAACAAGATATACAAGACGAGAGGGAAGGTGAAATCGAAGGTGATGAAGTATTACAAGATATTGGAGGAACCAGTTATATGGAAAGACTTCAAAATAAAATTAAGGATATGGAAGAACACGCCAATGATTTTTTTACACCAGAAGCTTTACAAACATATAGTCCCAAATTTCTTCATATTCTTGAGAATATTCAAGACCCAGAATATCAAGGTCTTCATTTAGTTTATAGTCAATTTAGAACTGCTGAAGGTATTGGTTTGTTTACACTCGTATTGAATAAGAATGGATTCACAAAATTTAAAATCAAAAAAAACACGTCTGGATTATGGGAAATTGACATTCCTCCAGCAGATGAAGGTAAACCAACCTATGCTTTATATACCGGAACTGAAACTGTAGAAGAAAAAGAAATTGTAAGAAAAATTTATAATGGTGAATGGGATGATATACCTGATAGTATTGGAAATGTTTTGAAATCTAAATATAGAAATAATAATATGGGTGAAGTTATCAAAGTATTTATGATTACATCTTCTGGGTCTGAAGGTATCAATTTGCGTAATACTCGTTATGTACATTTAATGGACCCATATTGGCATCCGGTACGTTCTGAACAAGTAATTGGACGCGCCAGACGTATTTGTAGTCATAAAGATTTGCCACTTGCTTTACAAACTGTTGAAGTTTTCGTGTATTTAATGGTATTTACGGAAGAACAATTAAAATCTGATGAAGCAGTTGAATTAAAGCGTAAAGATCTAAGTAAATCACTACCTAAAACACCACAAACAAGTGACCAATATCTTTTTGAAATATCTGAAATTAAAGCAAGTTTAACGAATCAGCTAACAGAGGCTATTAAAGAATCGTCATTTGATTGTTATCTTTATTCTAATGGCAAATGTGTTAATTTTGGAGATCCATCTATTGATAAATTTTCTTATGTGCCTGATTATGCCGATCAACAAAATGATACGACTGTTCAAGCGAATAAAATGGTTATTGAATGGAAAGGAAAACCTATTACCATTAATGGAGTTGAATATGTTTATAGAAGAATTAATACAGAATTACTCAATATTTATGACAAAAAATCTTATGAATCAGCTTTAAGAGATCCTACCATAGTTCCAGTTCAAATAGGAACTCTTGAAACAAACGAAAAAGGACAAAAAATATTTAAACAATTAGTAAATAAATAATACTTCCATTAACTTCTATCACCTAACAGACTAATTATTTTATCCATTTTTTCATTTAAAGAATTTATATTTCTCTCTAACTTAGCTATTCTATCTTCATTTATTTTTGGTTCATTTATTTGTAATATAATATTTTCTTCTTTTTTGATTTTTTTAAATTTTGAAAATATATTGTTATCATCATCATCTTCTAAATCAGTATCATTTAGTATAGATACTTGGTTTTCATTACTGAATGACACCATTTTTTTTTGATTATTAGGAGATGTATTTTGAACCAAAGAATTCAAATATTTAAAACGATTATTTTGACTTTCTTCTAATTTTAATTCTGGCTTCTCAAATTTTTCATTTTTTGACGAAGTTTCTTGGGGTTTTAACCAATTATCAAGTTGATTCGATGTATTATAAGTTCTATTGATTTGTTCAACTTCATAATTACGTTGTGCCTGCATTTCCTTTAAAATTTTATCTATTTCTTTGATTGGTGTATCTGTTTTTCCTTTAGGATCAGTAAATTCAGGAACAGGAGGTGCTTTTAAAGACATTGAATCCTCAAAATCTTCTTGTCTTTTCGTTAGGTCTCTCTCAAATTGTGATTTTCTATCATTTTGAATCTCTTCAAATGTAATTAATTCTTTTACAGGACTATCATCGTGAATTTTAATTTTGCTTGGTTGTATCGAATAATTTTTTTTTATATAGTTAATAATTAAAAGAATATATTTTTTGTTAATTTCTACCAAAGATGTAGTATTTTTTCTTTCGACTTCAAAAAATCCTTGTAAATTATTTAAAAATATTGTATGTATATTATTCTGTATATCCGGTGTAAGGAATTTAAAAACTTCAGCATCACTTATTATATCCCACAACATATGTATATTTTCTTTATGATTAAATTGTTTTATAGACATTTAAATATATAATAATATAACTGTATTTTTATATATTTTTACAAAGAATCATTAAAATAAATATGTCTAAATTTCTCCATATATTCGTCTTTAAGTATATGTGTCTTCAAATAATGCTCAGTCATCTTATCTTCTAACATATGTACAATAAAATAAATAGAATAAATACCACATTCTGTATTTCCATATTGATGTTCAATACCTTCATTACTATCAAATTTAAAATTAATTTTTGGAACATGATTATTTCCTTGTTCTTGTATTTTTTTTACTAATTCTTTAATTTCAGGAGGAGGAGGATCACCTGTACTATCAAAAAAGAAAATCGTCTTTTTCGTTATATTAATGAACATGGATATCCAATGTTGACCTGGTTTATAATCCGGATCTGTATTGAAAATTATTCCTATTTTCGTTTTTTTTCTTTTCATTAGACTATCAAGATTGAAATTACATAATTCTTCCCAAACACATTCGCCATATAATTTTCTTGTATTAAAATTTATAGGTGTAGGACCAATAAAATCAAAACATTTATATGCTTTTTCGTATTGTTTCATTACTTTCATAATATCTGTACTGGATAACCATTCATTTGGGTTTTTCTTCCATTCAGGTGGTGATTCTGGAGCAAAAGAGTCAGCTAAATCGCTTTCTAAGTGACCAAACGCACCTTTCTGTTTTAACCAACACGCTTCATTATTACATATATCCTTCAAATGTTGGCTTAGATGTCTATGTATTTCCTTTGGTGAATTAGACTCAATTTTAACATCTGGGTGTCGTGCGTTCCATTTATCCCTTAATTCAATAATTGAACTATTAGTATAGCAGCTAAAATTATTTAATTGATCTTTAGGTTTTGGACTACAATTAATTTTCTTATTGTTTTTTGTTTTAGATGAACCATATTTAACTCTGCCATTTTTAAAATGTTTTCTTAATGTTTTTTTATTTATTATTCTTCGTTTTGTCTTCATAAATATTGTTGATATTGTTTTTTATATCTTTATTTTTTTATTCTGGATTTATAATATCCACTTTTCTTGATTTTGGTTAAAATATTTCTTTTTCTTTTTTATGCGAAATACGTTTAATATATTTATCTAAAGTTGGCACATATATTTTATTGAACGCATCATTAATTCTCTGTTTCTATAAAATTTTAACTCTTCTTTATTTATTTGTTTTCTCTGTTTCATTATATGTTTTCCCATTACTTATTTATTTAATAAACATTTTAATGTTATTTGATTAAGTAATCATTGTGACATATATATATTTATATAAATATATATAATTTTTATTTATCTATTATGTTCTTTAAAATTTACAGATACATCATGTGCTGGTATTAAAGCGGCATCATTGTTGGTTTTTTTAATTACTTTTTTCTCTTCGTTTTTTTTTTTACTATTATACAAATTTAATACTTCTCTTACTATATTACTACGTTGAATGTCTATTTCATCCATTTTAATTAAATAAAAATTATCAGGCATATTATTTTCCATTTTTGTAATTAAATCTTGTAAACCATTATTTATATTAGACAAATCACTTTGTTGTAAATCTCCGGTTATTACAATTTTACTATTGACACCAACACGTGTTAATAACATTAACATCTGGTTCGGAGTACTATTCTGCATTTCATCTGCTATAATAAATGCATTCTTAAAAGTTCTTCCACGCATAAAACCTAAAGGTGATATTTCTATTCTATTATTTGATATTAAATCATTTAGCTCTTTCTTCGAATAAAAATCTAAAAAAATATCATAAATTGGTCTAACCCAAGGTTCCATTTTTCTCTCTAAATTTCCTGGTAAAAAACCAATATTTTCATCTTCAACCGATATGACAGGTCTCGTTATTACTATTTTTTCTATTGTATTTTCTTTTAATTTTTCAATTGCTTTAACACACGCTAATAGAGTTTTACCTGTTCCTGCAGGCCCTATAACTGATAATAAATATTCATCATCTTTTTTCAAAATATTATTATATTTTATTTGATTTAGTGTTTTTGGAGAATATATTAATGATTTATTTTTAATTATCAATAAAGAAGCTTTATTCTTTGAAAAAGCACATTTTATTAAATTTAACAATAAAAATGAATAAGACAAATAGTTCATTTTTATAATATCGTATATTGTTTTTATATTCTTTTATATATCTAACAATTATCTCTTGTCATATCCCTTACTTGGCATCTTGTACTATTATAAAATAGAGAATTACCACATAGATTTGGTGCTGGATTTGGATTAAATGTTTCAAAACTATCATTTTTAAATAATAATTCATGTGGATTTGGTTTTGATTGTGTTTTAAATTTATAGTTATATAAGTCAGACTGTGATGATGGAACATATACTGCTTGACTACATTTTTGTAAAGCATAAATTTGGTTTCTTAGTTCAGATTCTGTATTTATATTAGAAGCAAAACCTGACCATGGTGATTGTGTATTACCCGGATTAAATACTTGATGAACATTATATGTAGGCATTT